CGGTAGCTGACGCTCTTGTCGACGGACGTCGTGTTGATCACGGCGCCGCGGTTCCCCTCGGAGACGCCGGCGCCCTGCCGCGGCGAGTTCACCGAGGTGATCATCTTCCAGTTCGCCATCAGGCCCGCGCCGCCGCCGACGCGCGCGATGCGGTTGCGGATCGACGTCAGGACGTTGATCAGCGTGCGGGCCGGCGCCTCGAGGTCGAACGCGACGAGGCCGGTCGCCTGCGTGGCGCTCTTGTTGAGGCGACCGATGATGAGGTCGCGGACCAGCGCGTCGCTGGGCGACTGGAGCGCCTTGTTGAGCAGCTCGATCGTCTGCTGTTCGGTGAACATGATACGTCTCTACAGGGGAGCGGAGGGGACAGGCGGAGGGGAGGGATGGGCGGGTGACCGCGACTGTTAGGCAGTGTGAGGCAGTGCCTAACGGTCGCGGTCAGGACTTGCGGACGCTCAGGCCGGGCACCATCGCGAAGGCATCCTTCGCCTTCGCGGCGTGGACGGGATCCACGCCTGGGGTGAGCTCTGGGTCGGTCTTCGGGTTCACCGAGTCCACGACCTTCGGAACGGGCACCGCCAGCACGGCGCCCTTGGGCGCGGCGGGGTGCGCCTTGAGCGCGTCGAGCGCCGCGCGCGTGTCGGCGAGCTCGGTACGCAGCGCGCCGGTCGCCTTCTCGACGGCGGCGTCGATCGCCTTCTGCAGGTCGGTCTCGCGCGCCGCGCCGAGCGCCTTCGCGACGATGGCGGCGATGCGCTCGTCGTCGCCCACCGGCGTCGGCGGTGTGACCGGCTCGGCCGGCGTACTGGGCTCCTCTGGCGTCGCGGCCTTCTCGACGTCGCCGGCGGGGGCGGAGAGCTCCACCACCTCGACCGTCTCGACGTCGCCGCCCGGCAGGTCGGCCACCGCTTCGGCGCCTTCCTCGGTGACCATGGCGGAGAGGATCGTCACGCCTTGCGACAGCCAGTCGCCGAGCTGCGCGGGGATCGGCGAGCCGTCCCCTTCGATCTCGGCGTCCCAGGCCTCGTCGCTGGCGAGCCACTGCACGTCCTGCAGCAGCGAGGCGAGGCGCGCGACGGACCAGAGGCCCTTCTGGATCGGCTCCGCGCCGTCGTCGGCGCCGTCGATCTTCGCGAACTTCATGACCGCCTCGGGGTTCGCCGGGCGGTCGACGAGGGAGACCTCGGTGAGCTGCAGCTCCGTGATGACGGAGCGGTCGGCGGGGTCGCGCTTCACGACACGCCCGCCAATGGAGAAGCCCTTGTAGACCTCGGTCTCCACCTTCAGCACGGCGACCGGGTCGACGACGTGGGCCTTGAACGCGGTGCGGCCGTCGCCCTCGACCTGCATCTCCATCGCGGTGCCGGCGGCGCTGGCCTGGTGCATCTCGCGCACGGCGCCCCAGCGCATGTAGTCGGGGATGGCGTTGGCCATCGCGTCGGCCTTGATCACCTCGCCGTCGGCGTCGCGCGCTTCGCTCGAGGCGTAGCCGGTGACGATGAGGGTGCCGTCGTCCTGCTTCTCGACCTTCTCGAACGCGCCGTACAGCGTCGTGCGCGAGGTGCGCCGCTTCATGCTGGAGCTCCAGGGGAAACGAAAAACGGGCCGCACGGCACTCCGGTGAGGGAGTGCGGTGCGGCCCGTGAGGCTGCGTGCTCGGTTGTGTGGCCGGTTGCGCGGTGCGCGGGTCCGGCCGGACCCTATTGCACGTTAGAGCCCTGGTGAGGGCGTGTCAAACAGAGGACGATCGATCGGCGTTGGCGTTGCGCGCCCGACTTCCTCGGCCGCGCAGGGCAGATGCATCGCGCCCCGCGAGGTGACCATGATGCCGACACCGCCGGCGAGGTCGCGCGGCCCGTCGTGCAGCGGATGCCCGCAGATCACGCAGCGGGTCGCGCGCAGCGTGCCGGTGATGACCGGCGGCACGTCGCTCATCGCTCGCTCGGCGGCTCGGCCATCGGCTCCAGCGTGCCCGTGAGGATCGGAGGCGCGTCGGTCATGGCGCGCGCTCGGCGGGAAACACGACCTGCTCGGCGGTGAGATGGACGCGTAGATCGAGGCGTGAGTTGGCTACCCTGTCCGAGCCGTCACGCAACGTCGCGCTGCCGGTCAGCGTCATTTCGTCGATCGAGCCAGTCGCCACGATCTCGTTGCCGTCCGCGTCGCGGATCGTGACGGTGACCGGCTTGCCGTTGCGGAACCCATCGAGCTTCTCGCGAATGGTGAACGGTTCCATCTCATCAGGGTCGAGTGGCACGGTCTCAGTTCTCTGCGAGCACAGGCACAATGTCGCACACGCACCGAGGGTGCGCAGGCGGGTCGCCGATGCCGCCGAAATCGTCGTCGAGCGGTACGACGCCCATCGCCGCCGCCGTGTCGCACTCGTCGAACCCGTCGTGCTCCGAGCCGAGCAGCCACCGCTTGCCCGCCACCTCGCCGCTCGCGCGATACGCCTCGAGGTTGCCCTCCACGTCCGCGCGCGCCGTCTCCGTGCGCGCGATCGTGTCGGCGCGATCGGCGCTGAACGCGTAGGAATCGCCGATCTCCTGCGCGAGCCGCGCGTTCGACCAGCCCTCCTCGAGCGCCTGCACGACGTCGCCGCGGAGCGACGCGCGCGTGCTGTCTGTGATCACCCAGCGCGCGTCGGGGTTCGGCAGGAGCTGGTTGCCGTCCCACTTCATGCCGACCATCTCGGCCGCTCGCTGGTGCGCCCACGCGATTGCCTCGACGTTCGCCTGCCCGGTGATCTCCGGCAGCTGGGGAACGCCGATCTGCGCGAGCCCGGCGTCGTGCCCCGCGTGCAGCACGTCGACGAGGATCGCCTCGACGTCGGGGACGATGTGCGCCCAGTCGGTGAAGTCGAGCGCGCGCAGGATCTCGTCGACGACGTCGGCGCTCCCCGCGTCGATCGTCGCGCCGTCGTCGTCCTTGCGAAGCTCGACGCCGGCGACCTTCGTCGAGCCGCCGTGCACGAGCACCGCGTGATGGATCTGCGTCGCGAGCGACTGCGCGCGATCGGCGAGGAAGCTGGTGAGCGCGTCGCGCAGCCGCCGGCGCGGGCCTTGGACCGCGCGGCGGTTGCGATTGATGCGGCGGATCGTGGGCTTGCCGCTGCGCCCCTTCCCGATCAGCTCGAGGAACGTGTCGTCCTCAATACCACCGAGCAGGCCGCCGCCGAAGGGACCTCCCGGCAGCGCCCGCTGCCTTCGCCGCCTCACCGTCCGGCGGATTCGTGTCGCCGCCCGCCGGACCGTCCGCCGGACCGTCCGCCGGATTCGGCTCGGGCTCCGGCTTCGGCGCCGGCTTGTTGAAGCGCTCGAGCGCGACGTCGTCGGCGCTGCGCACGCCGGCCGAGATGTACTGCACGTCGACCGTCGCCTGCGTCTCCGGCTGCAGCGGGCGTTCGAGCTTCCACGAGAACTGCCACGCGGGCTGATTCAGCGCCTCGGGCGCCTGGATGAGCCGATCCATCACGCTCTTCACCCACCGCATGAGCGGCGCGAGCCCCTCGTCTTCCGCGGCGTCCTGCACGGTCTCGGCGGTCGCGCGGTTGTTCTGCCGCACGAGCGCGGTCGGCGGCAGCGAGAACGCGAACGCGACGATGCGCGCGATCCACTCCTCGGCGAACTCGTCGAACAGCGGCGCGGTCTGCAGCAGCTGCACCTGCGTCTTGCCGGGCACGAAGCGGAGCTTCGAGCGCTCGGCCACGTCGCCCGACAGCAGATAGTCGAAGTACGCCTGGAACTCCTTGATCATCTCCGCCGTCCAATCCTCGGGCACGTTCGCGAGGGCCGGCGGCATGTTGCTATCGTCGTAGTACGCGAGCTGGTGCGTCTGTCGACGCAGCGCGAGGTTGATCGTGACGATGATCTGCTCCACGGGGCTGTACCCGTAGAGCTTGTGCACGCGCGGGTTGCGCGGCAGATAGAGCAGCTCCGTGCGCGCGTAGTCGACCGCGGCGACGCCCTTCAGGATCTGCTGGTACGCGGGCGCGGGGGCCATCGGGCGCCGCCCCGTGTCGTCGACGAGCGGCGTGATGGTCGTGCCGTCGATGAGCTCCGCGGCGTAGAAGCCGCCGCCTAACGT